ATTATCATTAATCGTAACGGTGTAATCAGGCTGAAAGTATGGTAAAATTTGTTCTACAATCTGAAGTGCATCATCTGACTGTTTTGCCATAACATATAATTCAAAGTCTACATTATATGGAACAGGCATATACTGAGTATCAAGTTGTTTAGTATTTCCTGTTTTAACTTTTTTAAACTGTTGTACCCGATTTAATTTACGAGCAGGATCATAGGAAAGACCTTGTATTTCAAAACCGATACGTGGAAGTGTAACCGCCACCTGTTTAGTAAGGTCTGCATCTTCTCGCAATCGGACAAGAAACTTTTCTCTTGGCCCGTAGGCAAGAGGAACTTTCATAGTTTGTATTTTTGTTCCATCGTTATTTTTACGAACCAAATGAATATTGTTGAATATTGAACCAAATGCAACAACCACCTTTCTCATGGTTTCGTGATAAAATTGTTGTCCTAACATTATGTACCTCCAGCATCACCGAATGGATTAGATTCGGAGAAGTCTAATATCGTGTCATCGGCAGCATCAAATAATTCATTCTGTGCAGTTGTATCAACTGTTCCATCTCCAACTGCATATTCTTCCGTTAAGAAGAAGGAACCATCCTCAAGAAGAAGATTTGTGCCAACACCACTTGAATCATTTTCACCAATGATATTATCACCATCAGTTTCTTCAAGTAGTAATCCTTGATCACCATTACTACTTATACCGATTTCCAAACGTATGTTTTCGTTATATGCAGCAGATTGTTCAAGACTAATGTTAAATTCTGTAGTCGATAGTGTGTGTTCATCTTCTATAGCATCTATTGCTGCAACATCAGTATCTATGATTTCGGAACTGTAATCAAACAGTCTACAGTTCAATTTAAATACAGGGTTATTATCTAACTGATAGAAAGGTTCATCGTGATCTACAAAGTTAATCTGGAATATCTTATCTAATATTGGATGATAAACTAAATCACCTTCTAGTGGTCTGTCTGTTTCAGCAGCATCTGATTCTTGAATGAGAAATCCACCTTCATATGAACCACTAATATCAACAACTGTACTGTCTAGAGTTCCCGACTCTAACATAATAGAACCACTTAAAGTGTCTGTGCCACTTTCTATTGTTACTTGTTTTGTTAAATCTTGAAACCTTGTCTTACTTACGACAAAGGTTATCTCACTAAGGTTCTGTAAACCAAACTGAGACATTAATTCTTTTTCCCCAGCGAACCCACCTTCAGAGTTCTCTACATACATTTCTATTTTGTTCTGTGTAGTAAATTTTGCAAGACTATCTTCACCAAAGATTGTATCTTCAGCGGTAAGGGTACGATCAAGATAATATACATCGTGACCGTAAATCTGAATTGCTTCAGTTACTAAATCTGCATACAAATTCTTTTCAGTCTGTAGTGCAGCAACATTACTTGTATGAAAAAAGGAATTGACAGCCATCGGTCTATCCTATCATGTGCATTGGCGGTAACTCGAAATGCAACATCATTTGTTCTTCAAGTCTCTGTTGTTCTTCCACTGCCTGTGAGTAGATGGTTTCTCCATTCATTGTTACACCACCAAGCATTGCAACACCATTAAACTTGGAAAGATTAGCACCCCACTGTCTTTTAAGGAGAGTGGTTGCATACCTTTTTAAATACATATCATTATAGATGTCTGTGTATGTTTCTGGGTCTACTTTTCTGAAACATTCTACTATAATGTAATCACTACCACCAGTAACATCGTTCTCCCAATCCATATCCAAGTAAAGTCTATTCTGGTGTTCTTGATATCTAAACGGCACCTCACCTACTAGAATATGCTGTAGGTAGTCAAGATGTTTCATTGTCATGTCGTAGTGAATAATAGATGTAGAGGACAGATCGTAGAGATCATTTAGTCTCAACTGGTAACGAATATCAAACATATTATTTGTTTGTGTTTCTTCAAAGGGAAATACATTTACTATAGACATTACAGGAGAAGGAACAGGAATGTAGTTCTTTCCTTCTAACCAAGAAGCAGTGGTTGAACCATCACCAGTATCGGTAACGGTTGCATTTGTTAAATTTGACCTTGCCCTAGTTACATCATCTTCTGTAATTAGATATTTCAAATACATTCTTTCAATGCCATTATAATGGTGCATTGCGAAATACTGTAGTGCTTCATCTATACGATCATCTGCTTGGTCATCAGAGATATTAATGTCAATAACCCCATAACCTAGATTACGTAAACAGTAGTTCTTAAATGTTGCTTTTGTTGTTGGAACTGCCATTTTACATCCTTTTCTCTATATTTATAAGTTTATAGGTCTAGTTACTATGCAGTTGGGCCCAAATTCAACATCATTTATCCAATCGCTTTGTTTTTTAAACCCCACACTTTGGTACATCGGTAGAGCTTCTTCTCTAGGTAATGACCAAACCGTGTGACAATTCTGTTCTTTGCCTTTCATTATTGCATACTGTAAAAGGATTTTTGACAAACCAAGACCTCTGTGATCGGGATGAACCCATAATCCTCTTGATCTGTACAGTCCTAGTCCTGTAAATACAGAACTATTGACTCCAACTATTTCATATTCTTCTTCCTTATATTCACTAACATAAACTAAAGCATAAAAACTTACTGAGTCTTTAAACTTTTTTACTCCCATTTCTTTGACCAGTTCTCCATTTCTAACTGTTAACAAACTAATCTGGTCAAATTTACTAATCCTACCCGGCCACAATTTATCTTTCCAAATAGGGTATATATCATCAAACGTCACATCACAAATTTTATACATTTAAACTGTCTCTGCTGTCCTTTTCATTGTTACACCATGAGTTATATAATGTAAATCTCTCTCATTCATATATTCTTGCATCGTAGAATCATTCGCAAAAGCATACTTTGCTTCTGAGTCTACATAATCTGTTACAACTGTTTTAACTAACTTATCAGCAGAAACGGTAACACTTACTAATTCTCTTTTACCAGTAGCATGAAAAGTTTTACGACAATATTCTTTGTAAGTATCATTCATGGAATACCAATCAATACCTGTGTTCGGTCTTGTTACAACTGTAGTTGTTCTAATTGCCATAGATTATTCTCCTTAACTTTCCCTCTCCTATTATATATTACCATACCATCAGATAATATACCAAGAACATCACCACTCTTGTATTTAGGTGGTTCTATGTAGTGGGTGTTAGAAGTCTTCTTTTCTATGTGTTTATTAATAGCCCACTTCTCAAAACTAGGTTCTAAGAAAAAAGGTTGATAATGTTTTATATCAAACTTAATACCGTCCCATCTATTGAGAACTTGCCAAGACGTAGATAATAAGAAGTTATCAACTCTTTCTCTCCACCTATCATTTAAACCTTCAAACAATATTCTGTATTCAAAACCAGTAACTAACAATCTAGTTTCTAATCTTAACGGTTTGTCTTCTTCTATAAGGTGTATTTGATCTTCTGGACAACCCGCTTCTCTTAGATATTGTAGGATTAGGGTTTCTTTGTATACATCTATCTCTTTATCCATAAGTCGTAACTGTAATGCTCTCTCATACATCAGTTCCGAAAATGGTTTCTTATCTATAGCGTCATTGTATTCGTATGGTGGAGAATCGTAAAAAGAGTTGTCCATTTCTACTGTATAGTTTGTTGTCTCTCTTTTATTGTTGACAAAACTATAAGATGGTTGACCGCAAAAAATAATCTTTTTGCGTTCCTCTTCAGATGATTTATTCAATTCAGTTCTTAATTCTGGTGTAACATAAACAAATTTCATACTAGTATATATACAACTATGGAAGACGTATTACGGATAGGATTGGTTGCAACGAGCAGAAGTGGTTCTACTTACATACGGAGATATCTCTGTGGTAAGTATGGACTTGCTGACTCTGCATCATGGTTGAAGACAAACCCATATGAAAAAATAAAAGAAGCACCTTTCTCGAACCAATCACACATTCTAAAAATTCTAACTCACTATGTACCAGATCATGAAATTGATGGTGTTATTCTAGATACATCTCCACTTTGGTTATATCGAAAGAATATGCTACGACAATTTCTAAGTCATGTCTATCGACTGATAACAAAAACAAATCTAGTCTATAGACAAGAGGAAATAGATTTTCTAGATGAAAATATTCCAGATGGTAGTCTTGTTGCTACCACAGAACAATATGATACCTTTATGCGTAGACTTGAAAGGTTTTGGGATTTATTTTATACACACCGTTCTGGTAAACTATTATCATATGAAGAATTTGTATCAGACCCTAGTGAAGTATCATACGATGTCTTTGAGGATTATAATATAGAAGCATCAATGTGGGAAGAAGATAAGCCTGTACCAAAGAAACCTAGACTTCCTCTCAAGTTAGACATTGACTACACAAGAAAGTTTAAAAATATAGACGAGATAAGAGGGTGGTTTAATGAGTAAGTTTTGTTTAATATGTACTCCACGTTCTGGTTCATTTTATCTTCAGAACTACATATCAAAACTTTTTAATTTAGAGTTTGGGAGTGAGTGGTTTGGTAGAGTTAAACGAGTACATTATAGCGGAATGAAAACATCACCTGTCGATATAGATCATAGTGTAAATGAAGACTTATTAACTAACAGAGAAATGACTAATAGACTAGTACATTTAATGAATTATCAAAACCCCTTTATTATTAAATGTATGCCTTTTCAGTTGACAAACACTATAGAACGTGTTAATATGTCAAGAAGAGAAAAACTAGATGTTGCAAAAAAGATGTTAAGTCACTTCAATTTAATATACATGGTTAATGAAGACAAGGTTTCACAGTTTTGTTTTGACGTTATATCAAAGAATCAAGATCATGTCAAGCGAAATTATACATCTTACAATCCAGATATAAGAGAAACACCACCAGATAATTCCATGACTGCGACTAGAGAACACTTTGATAGTTTTATGTGGAGGCAAGATTTTGTTGAAGATTTTCAGAAAGAAAATTGGAAAGGTGAACCTGTTATTGAATATGAAAAGTTTGTTATAAATCATAATAGTGAAACAATAAAGATACAAGATTGGTATAATATAGAAGGAACATATGGACACGCTAATTTATTCATGAGAAGACCAATAATACCTCATCCAGACTATTCTAAGATATTTACTAATTATGGAGAAATTAAAACATGGTTTGGATAGAAGGTGAAACTATGCCCAAGATGCATCGGCATGAAGGGTTTATAAGAGATTTAGCAATTGAGTGTGCGATATTACACTCCAACAAAAAACATGAACATTTAGGAACTTACAACAGTTTACAGATAGGATCAAACCTTGAAAGAGATAATAGACTATGGTTGAATAATGATCCCTTTGTTCAAGGTGCGTTAGAAGACTTTAGAGATATACAAAGCAAACTAAAAGAAAGGTGT